GTTGAATATAAGCACGATTTGAAATGCCCAATACTGAGAACGCAGCCAACAAACCATATTCGTTGAGCTCATATCCGTTGATAGGAGTACCTGCTGATGTTTTGTAGAAGAACGGGTTACCGAATGTGGCAGCCAAATCACGCTGGCTGGTAATTAAATATACCTTGCCAGCATTCACTTTGAGGGTGCCTGCAGCCACACCAGTGCCAGTTCCTGAGATTTTGTTTTGCGCAGTGGCCAACAAAATGTAAGGTACCGAATTGGTAGCGGCTGGAATGTAATTCGACTCGTCTACAACGGTTACTTGTACGCCGGGAGAAACTAGTGCCATAATTGAATCCTTAATAAAAAATTGCTAATGATATTTACCGTGAATGGTAAAAGAAGTCCCCGTTAAGGTGCCTATATATAGGTTTGCTTGATAAATAACACTATGAGACCCTTATGTACTGTTTGCAATGCCCGACCTCGAGCCATAGCCTATCACAAGTATGATCGAACATACTATAGATCCAAGTGCGATGCTTGCATACGCAAAGGACGCAAACTCAAACCAGTTTCACCACGATGGCATATGGCAGGGTATAAGAAAAAACCCGCATGTGATCGTTGCGGGTTTAAGGCCAGGTATACTGGGCAATTGTCAGTGTATCATGTTGATGGTAATCTCAACAATTGTGAATTACGCAATCTCAAAACAGTGTGTTTGAATTGCGTTCAAGAAGTTACAAAACTAGACCTGCCTTGGCGCCGTGGAGATCTTGAACCAGATCATTGATCTGTGTAAACAAGTCTTCAAGGGTTCCGTTATTGTCTAGCACATGATCAAACTCAGTGCCCACCCATGATGTTTCACTAGCATGTACATTGTGGGATTCTAGCACTGCTTGTGCATCTAGATTGCCTGCATTTGCTTTTACAGCAAACTCGTACCACCAAGGCTCTTCACCCCTAGAAACTCTAATTACATACCCGCCGCTTTGTTGAATACCACGTATTTCGTTAGGGAATCGGCAGTCGCTTATTACCACATTGTCTTGACTGTTGCGCAGTTTGTTTTCCAAGCTGGCTATCCAAAGATCATCATGAAAATAGTTACGCAAAATATCGGTGCCCCAGTATTGCAAGATCCAACGTGGAGTCAAATGAGGCATGTTTAGGCGTTTTGCCCACCATTCATCTACTTGCTCACGCCACTCACGGCTTTGTTTGGTACGCCCTTCAATCAAGGTACGGTCCCACCCAAATACCAAACTCACAGCATCTTTAAGAGTACTAGCAAAACTATCACGCCTGAACTCATGCACGTTCATCAAGTAGTCCGCTACTGTATCTTTGCCTGATCCAATAAATCCACACACACCCACAATCATACCAGTTCCTTGACGTTTAAATATTCCAATGTGTCCCACAGCAACAAAATTTGCCTGCGGCAGTCTTCTAACGCATGGTGACTAGCCGGGTATTTGTTAAGCCCCGGACACAAACTGTAAACTGTGCGAGCATCGCGCACCACATAAAACTGCCAGGGCAAAGCAATGTTATAACTCTTGTAAGCATGCTCTAGTATGTTTGCGTCAAATGTGGGACCGTTGGCCCAGAATCTCTTGCTGTGCCAGATGTACTTGCCCAGTTCCTGGAGTGCCTGTTCTAGTGGAATTCTGCCTTCTTCACCAAAGGCTTCTTCTTGTGCTTCGGGAGGTTGTGTGGCCCACCATGCTATTGTGTCATCTTGTACTCGTCGTTCAGGTTGGCTCCCAGGATCAACACGAGCATAGTAGCTTCGCATGGACTCAAAATCCTCACGCTCAAGTGGATTAAAACACTGAGCCGCAATTGTGAGAATACAAGCTTCTGGCCCAGTTCCGCAAGTTTCAATGTCAATCATAATGTCCATGCGTTATTATAGCACAGACTGTGTTGACTTACAATCGAGAATTAGCCGATTACAAAGGTAAGTGGTTGAGATCCATCTACATAGAGTTTGAGATCTTCTATGCACTTGTCCATCATGGCTTGGCCTTCTGTTTTCATTTGTGCACCATTTAGAGTGCCGCCACCTTGTGGGCCAGCAATGGTTCCAAACTTTTCACGTGCTTCACCAATGATGTATTTAGAAGCGCCTACCATGTGGTCACGGAACCACTGGCTGATTTGATAATCACTTAGCAAAGTTATTTCTGGGCGTAGATTATATGTCCAAAGCAATACCACTTCTCCGTTTCCTCTAGGGTCACGTATTAGTTGTAGTTTTTTGGTAACAGGATTCCAGGTATAATTGATATAGCCGCCAAACATACGTGCCGCTAGTTCAACATACTGTTGATAGAAATCGTATGTGGCTAGGCCGCCCATGGCCTGGTTCATGTTTAACAAGTACACATTAAGGGTAGCGGCACCAAATGGGTCAAAACTGTAGCCACCTGACCCAGTTACACCAATTGTTTTACGAAAGATTTGCCTAACACTAACAACTTCTTGAGGCAAGGTGTACACGTTGACATTGTTCTCTAATTGCATAAAACTGTAGCTCTCTTCATATGCATTTTGAGCTCGTTGACGATACACGCCTAGAGTGCGCTGGTATGCGGCTTCGTAGTGAGAAGGGTCCAACTCAATGTCAATAATTTGATCACCAAGTTGGAGTTGTACGTATTCTATCAGTTGTTTTTTAAGCGGGTCTAGTGTTTCGTCAGCCATTAGGGACTCCTGTCCCTAATATTTACCAACTCTTTAGAATGATCAAGTTCTCTGTGCCACGCCCGTTAAACGGTGTTTCTGTGGTAGTCAAGTCCTTGTAGATCTTTCTAGCGGCCGGCTTGCCTGCGGCACCCAGGGCTTTGAGAACATCTGCTGGCTTGCGTAGAGTTTTTTGCTGGCTTTCTACTGTACTAAACCCAATAATTGAGTTGGACTTTACAGTAAATGCCTGAGTATGGCTGTCGGCTACAAGGTGAATCAACTTGCGTTTCTTGGTATCATATAACCAAGCTTCTGCCTTGTCCACCAAGCTTGCGGCAGGCAATCCTTTAAGCTTGAGTTCAGCAAATTCTACAATGTGCTTGAACTTTGCGGCACGTTTCTCGGGTGGCACTGCCCGGACTTTGCGTGGCTTACGCTCAACCTTTTTAATCTGCACATAGGCACCACAGTCTGAAATCACAAGCTCACAGAACTTCACGCAATTCTTTAATTGTACTTTGGAAAGATAGCCGTATCCTTGCACCAAGTCGGCGTCTTTACCTGCCACTGCTTCATCAAACTCGGCTTGTTTACGGATCCAAATTTGTTTAATGTCATTGACCATCTGTGGGGCAATGTTTAGGCTACGCATGAGTACCACGGGTTTGTAGTCTGCATTAAGCTTGGCGCCACTTGCAATAAAGTCATCAAACAAGCCCTCGAGCTCGCCAGCACACTCGCTTACTTTTTCACGCAACCGATCTTGGATAGTGATTCGTGGTGTAGCATCTTCAACCACAACTTCTTCTGCTACCTCAACTTGTTTTGTTTCCAAAAGTTCTCGGAGCAAGTTATCTAGCTTGATCTGTTCATGGTCCGTGAGTTCTAGTCCCACCATGCTCATGCGGCACAGCCAACCAGTGGTCAATCGAATTGCTGAATCCGGGACTCCACGTAAAAGACGTACATCATTTTTACGTCCATGCAATTCCAAATAGTTAACAATCATGTCACGGGCATCTTTCTTGCCGTAAAAATAATTGTACCAGCCAAACGCCTTGCTCAAGGCGCTGATGCGGTGTTCAGTTGGTTGGACTTTCCAAGTGGGCTCTGGCCCCATGACGTTGGTATCACTACTTCTGGGGTTCAAAAGTTTTATAGATTTTGTTGCTACTATCATGTGGGCTCCTATATTTGATATACTTTATAATTATAGCAGTGATTGATTTTGCTGTCAATCACTGCTATAGGTGTTGTTTTTAGAACACAGTACCCCTAAACTGCTCGTAATCGTAAAATGCTACTAAAGTTTTACCTCGAAAATACACTGTGATACCGCCCAAATCGTCACGCATGTCGTAGCTTGTGAGCTCGGTGATGATGGCATCTGCCCGGGCCTCGAGCTGGTCCATTTTATCTCCCTCGCCGGCATTGTAGCTTTTGATTGCCTCGGCTTCGTAATCTAAAGTGTAAACTTTAGTATTATTGATTAAATTTGACTGTGCATCTGTAAGCATACGGCTCCTTTGTTGTTAAGCCATAATTATAGCAATTTGCGTATTTCTGGTCAACCGAATTTTCTATAAATACATCACTATGCCAAGACTCAGTATGTGGCGTCCTAATAGGACGAATGATTACAAATTTTTTGATAAAACCATCTCGGAAATGTACACCGTAGGCGGGCTGGATCTCTACGTACACAAATACCTGGGACCAAAAACTGCTGGTGAGGACTCGCTTGAGAGCGGCAACTATGATGTCACACAACCGCAATACCCAACAGAAGATCCGTTGTTTATACAAGACTTGTTGCTGTTGGAAAATCGAGATAGAGCCTATGATCCAGACGTGTATCAAATGCGCGGTGTGTATCGATCACAAGACATTGATTTTGATCTTACACAATTTGGATTGTTTTTAAACAATGACACATTGTTCATTACCTTTCATTACAACGACATGATTGACACATTTGGGCGCAAGCTCATGAGTGGTGATGTTTTAGAAGTGCCCAATTTGCGTGATATGAATCCGTTGGATCCTGCTATACCCCGAGCACTTCCTAGATACTATGTTATACAAGACGCTAATTTTGCCAGCGAAGGCTTCTCTCAAACTTGGATGCCACACTTGTGGCGAGTCAAGGCCACCCCCATGGTCAACGCACAAGAATACCAAGAAATTATCAACAAACCATTTATATCAGAACAAATTTGGGATCCAGGTAATTTTTACCCAGCAGGCAGTATTGTAAATTATGGCGACAAGTATTTTAGAGCCAAAATAGATACACCAGTAGGAACAGAAATCACAGACACCGATTACTGGGAACCAATTGATCCACCAACAGAGGCTGATGTGGCAAGTACTAGACCTAAAGATCTCGAAATTAATGATGCATTGTTGGCACAAGCCGAACTTGAAGTTCCTTTATCTGGCTACGATACTGTAAAATTTTACATATTCCCCACCAATGAAGATGGTTCACCAGCTGATCCTGCAGGGGTCACTGCCGACGGTTCTACCAACGAGTTTCCTGCAACAACTACTATCACTACACCAGTTCAATACACCACTGGCGAAGTTAATCGTACTGGTCAGACCCCCGTAAATGCCACCATTGGTATAGCGTTTCCAGCTGACCCAGCAGTGAACGATTATGCATTGCGGTTGGACTTCTTCCCTAGTCGACTGTATCGATATGATGGTAGCAATTGGAATATGCAAATGTTAGGTGACTCAGATACAATTTCTTATACTGTATCCACTGTTCAGCCAGTTACTGAGACTACTACTATTACTGTGGACTCTAGTTACATTCAAGCAGATGAGGCTGCTGTAACTCCTAGAGCCGATGGTTATACCATGGGCTACTTGACCGGTGACGGAATTGCACCCAATGGGTTGCCTGTAACTCCCGGCGTAAGCTTCCCACCTAATCCGCAATCCGGTGCATATTGTTTGCGACTAGATTATTTCCCCAATAGATTGTTCCGTTTCAATGGTGCAACCTGGGTCAAGATAGAAGACAATGTTAGAACAAATCTAACCAATGGTCCGATGAATCAAACTTTACGCTCGGGCTTTGTTAACAATACATACACTGTGTCAACAACAGACTTGGGCAATATTCCAAGTCGTCAGAGCCTTAGTGAGTTGCTAAAGCCTAGAGCTGACAATGGTGACCAAAATGGCAACAAGCCACCAAATCCAAGACCACCAGGACGATAATTAATGCAACAATTTTTTTATGACGAGCAGATACGACGATTCCTGTTACAGTTTGCTCGAATTTTTAGCAACTTTCAAATTGAATATGGTAGTAACAACCCCAATGCCGGGACTTTGATTAGAGTTCCTGTGCGTTACGGTGATGCTACTCGCCAAGCACAAACTATACTACAACAGAACTCTGCTAGTGCGTTACCTTCAACTCCGTTAATTACGTTTTACATCACGGGCATGGAATATGATCGTCCAAGGATGCAAGAACCGTACTTTGTAAGCAAACAACAAGTGCGACAGAGAACGTACGATCCTGCAACCGACTCATATGAAACCACACAAGGCAATGCATTTACTATCGAACGGTTAATGCCTGTGCCTTACAAGATGACTATCAATTGTGATTTTTGGACTTCAAACACCAATCAAAAATTTCAATTGTTTGAACAAATTGCCACATTGTTTAACCCAGCACTGGAAATACAGTCAACTGATAACTTTCTTGATTGGACCAGTTTGAGCGTTGTTGAATTACAGTCAACAACTTGGACCAGCAGAAGTATTCCCATGGGGACTGAAAATCCCATCGACATCATGACCATGACATTTTCTTTACCCATATGGATTTCCAGTCCAGCCAAGGTCAAGAAGCTGGGTGTGGTAGAACGTATCATTATGTCAGTGTACGATGCACAAGGCGATGCGGCCAATGCTATATTGAATAATGATCTGTTGTTGGGCACAAGACAAAAACTTACACCTTATGGTTATCAAGTATTGCTAATTGGTAACAAGTTGCAAGCACTAAAACAATCAGCAACAATTGTACCCGGAAATGACAATACCGAGACTCAAGACAATCCGCCCAGTAATGAATTTTGGAATTCAATTGTGGGCTTGTATGGTACACTAAGACCTGGCGTGAGCCAAGTGCGATTGGACAACCCCTGGGATGATAACGAAATTATTGGATTTGTCAGTTACGATCCAACTGATGATAGATTTTTGCTATTTGAAGTTGATCAGGATACTATACCACAAAACACATTACCCCCGATTGATGCTGTTATTGATCCGTTGCTATCTGGTCCAGGTTCAGGATTACCGCCAGCTCACATGGGACAAAGATATCTGTTGTTGAATGCAATAGGTAACTACGATAACCCTGTGCCGCCAACTGCTTGGGGACAATGCCAGGCCAAGGCAAATGATATCATTGAATATGATGGCACATTTAACGAGTGGGTAGTATCATTTGAAGCAGGTGCACATTTTGATAATGCACAATTTGTAACAAATATCACTACTGGATTACAGTATCGCTGGACTGGCACGGAATGGGTCAAGAGTTATGAAGGTTTGTATCCTGGAGGAGAATGGAGTTTAGTACTGTAAATGCTGTTGGCGTTTGGTTTTATTGTGCCGATACTGACCGGTACCTGTACCTTATGCGCCAAGACACACGACATCCAGGAACCTGGGGGCTGCCAGGTGGCAAAGTAGAAGCAGGAGAAAGCCTGCATGATGCCATGGTTAGAGAGTGCGAGGAAGAACTAGGATTCATGCCCGAGCATGTTAGCCTTGTTCCCTTGGAAATGTTTACATCTCCCGATGGTAAGTTTTCTTACCATACATTTTTTTCTTGTGTGGCCACCGAGTTTCAACCAACCTTAAACCATGAACATGTGGGGTATGCTTGGCTTGCGTCTGGATCGTTACCGCGTCCTCTACACCCTGGATTATGGAACACTGTAAACTTTGATGTTGTACAAGCCAAGTTATCAATACTAAAAAATCGATTACACTCAACAAAATAGGTACTTTGCAGTACCTATTTTTTTATATACGTCCCACTGCAACTTCAATAGTTCCTATATCCCCGTAAAGTCTTCTAGAGCTTTGCCGATAACAGTACCAATCTTGGGATTGGCTTCAGCTCGTGCATATCCGTTACCAGTAGACACCATCATGTCACCTTTGCGTGTTGTGCCCATTACCTTGGTTGGCACACGTCCTTGCAACGCAATTGCCGCGGTGTGCGCAGACTCTAAGTGGCTGTTCATTAAGTAAGCTGGATCTGTTGTGACAACACCTGCTACTCTAGAGCACATGTCTATATCGCAAAGTGTAACCTCTGCTGAACCACCAAAATGCAAAACTGTCCCAGGTGCATATTCAGCGTCAGCTGTGTACTTTTCTGCCAAGTCAGCGTATTGTGCTGTGGTGGCCTTGGCAAACACTGTATTGAATGTAGTAGTTGAGCTACCAATATTACCAACGCCAGTTGTGGCACCATTGACAATAGCAGTTGCGGCTGCACCCGAGTTGACTGTAATTGCACCACTAACTGTTAAAGATCCAAGAGTACCAACACTAGTGATATTAGTTTGAGAGGCAGTAGTTAATGTACCAACAATACTTGTACCTGATAAATTGCCGCCTGCGATATTGCCAGTTACACTCAATGATGTCAACGTACCAAGTGATGTAATGTTAGGTTGTGCGGCTGTGGTTAATGTAGCAGACGAATTTGTTGCAGTAATATTACCAAAGGTAGCATTACCTGTAGCATTCAATGTACCTGTAATATTTGCACCTGTGCTAGTAACAACTACAACGTTAGCAACTCCACCAATTGAAATATTAGCATTACCTCCACTGGCTCCAATGTTTGCTTCTGATGTGCCATTATAAATTTTGCTTGAGCTAATACCAGTTAATTGGCTGGCATTACCGAACAAATAAGCACCAGTAATGTTACCAGTAACGTTTACAGTAGTTCCTGTGTGATTTGTTGCTGATATGTTACCACCAGTAATATTGCCAGTAACGCTTAATGACCCAAGTGTACCAACTGACGTAATGTTGGGTTGGCTTGCAGTTTGTAATGTACCTGTTAGGTTGGTAGCAACAACACTTGTAGCACCCAAGTTACCTACGTTGGCATTGCCAGTAACACTCAATGTACCCAATGTACCAACTGACGTAATGTTAGTTTGAGCCGCTGTGGTTAATGTACCTGCTACGTTGGTAAATGTACCTGTTGTACCTGATACGTTACCACTTGTGATATTACCTGTAACTGCAAGTGATGTTAATGTGCCAACACTTGTCAAACTTGATGTGATAACATTTGAACTCAACGTTGTGCCGGTTAGTGTGCTTGCGGGTGCTTGAACAGCCACAGTACTAGCCGCTGTGAGCTGTCCTTGTTGGTTAACTGTAAATGTTGGAATTGCTGTTGAGCTACCATAGCTACCGGTAGATACAGCAGTATTGCTGATGCTAAACGATGTTCCGGTTAATGTTAATCCAGTTCCAGCATCGTACACTTGTGCTGTACTGAATGTACTAAACGTAATGTTGCTGTTGCCAAAGTCGATTGTTCCAGCTGGCGCATTAACAACAAAAGCCGTGCCTTCGTTGACAGTACCACCTGTGGTAAAGAAATAGTCATTGATACTTAACTGTGTTGTACTATCCGAACCGTACTCGTCGGCGTCAAGTGAGCGAACAATTGCTGTGGTGTTGGCATAGGTATAAACGCCATTCCAGGTGGCATTGGCTTCGTTCTTGACCAAGATACGTGTGCCAACAGTTTGTACGTTGGCAGCATCAATCAACAGGAATGTGCCAGTTGTAGTCAATTTTGCCCCAATACCAGCAGTTCCGTTGTTGTATGAAACTGTGCCACCGGTGGCCACTGCCAGTGTTGTAGTTGTGGCTACAGCAACTGGTTCGTGATAGGTAATACCACTTGTTATGTATTGGTCAACATAGGCTTTGGTAGCTACATCTTGATTGGCCACAGGGTTCGTAACATTGTTGATGTACTGACTGTTCATGTTGATGTTGCCACCAAATGAACCTGTGCTAGAGAACACTGCATTGGAGGCACCAATGTTGCCAACGTTGGCGTTACCTGTGACCGACAGCGAACTCAATGCTCCAACACTGGTAATATTGGGTTGTGCCGCTGTTGTTAAAGTACCAGTTAGATTGGTTGCAACCACTGTAGTTGCACCCAAGTTGCCCACGTTGGCATTGCCTGTAACACTCAATGTACCCAAAGTACCAACGCTGGTAATGTTTGTCTGGCTTGATGTGGTCAACGTGCCAACAATGTTAGTAGCACCCAAGTTACCCACGTTGGCATTGCCTGTAACACTCAATGTACCCAAAGTACCAACACTGGTAATATTTGTTTGTGCGGCTGTTGTTAAAGTACCAGTTAAGTTTGTTGCAACAACACTTGTTGCGCCCAAGTTGCCTACATTGGCATTGCCTGTAACACTTAGTGTGCCCAATGTACCTAATGAGGTAATGTTTGTTTGCGTGGCGGTTTGTAATGTACCAGTCAAGTTGGTAGCCACAATACTTGTTGTACCCAAGTTACCCACGTTGGCGTTGCCAGTTACACTTAGTGAGCCAAGTGTGCCAACACTGGTGATATTTGTTTGTGCGGCTGTGGTTAATGTACCTGTTAGATTTGTGGCAACAACATTGGTCGCACCTAGATTACCTAAGTTGGCATTACCGGTACCATTATTCAAAGTACCTATGATATTTGCGCCTGTGCTGGTTATGATCAGTACATTGGCTTGTCCGCCAACACTGGTGGTAACATTTCCGCCTGAGCTAGTGACCTTGACATTGCTTGTGCCGTTTTGTATTCCTGATGCATCAATACCAGAAAGTTGGCTACCGTTACCAAAAAGGTAACTGGCTGTGATATTGCCGTTTGTTCCTAGATTGCCAACGTTGGCATTTCCGGTCACACTTACTGTGGCCAGTGTGCCCACCGAAGTGATGTTGGGTTGTGCGGCTGTGGTCAGTGTTCCAGTTAGATTAGTTGCAACTACTGTAGTTGCACCTAGATTGCCTACATTGGCGTTGCCAGTAACACTTAGTGAGCCAAGTGTGCCAACACTGGTGATATTTGTTTGGCTTGCTGTAGTTAATGTACCCACAATACTTGTGCCGCTTAAATTTCCGCCTGTGATGTTGCCAGTTACGCCTAGAGTACCTGTTACGTTGGCGCCAGCGGTTGAAAATATTGCCACACTAGGAGTTCCACCAACGCCCACAGTAACATTTCCACCAGAAGTAGCAACTGCTACATTTGAACTGCCGTTACTTAGACTGCTGACGCTGGTGATAATTCCGGACAGTTGTGAGCCGTTTCCCAGAATGTAATTACCAGTGATGTTGCCGGATGCTGTTATGCCCGCTGTTCCGTCTAGTGTAAGTGCCATGTTAATCTATCCTTCTATCCTGTATTTACCATCAACTAGGTATCCAAACGTATAGTGTTGAGCTAGTTGGCACAGTCATGCTATACCCAGATGCAATGGTTAGCGGGCTAATTATTATGGCAGTAGAATCTTCTGCCATTTGTACATTTGATGTAATTGTTTTTGGGCTTGCAAATAGTCCGTTTACAAATATCGAGCCCGGGGAAATCACCACAGTATTTGCGTCGCCATTTATGCCCATGGTAACATTGGCTGATGCTGAAGCAATAGAAACGTTGCTGTTACCACTAGATATTGCAGTTGGAGTTGGGAGTCCAGTTAATTGGCTACCATTTCCCACAAAGGTATTAGCAGATACAATGTTTATTCCAGTAACATTGTTGGCGGTCATGTTGCCAGATGCTATTATTGCGCCGGAAAATATTACATCAGTGGCAATTAAGTTACCCGATATAATGTTGCCCGAGCCCGCGATTAAATTGCCAACTGTGGCATTGCCTGCTGTTGTTAAATACCCAGCAGAGAGACCATAGCTGCCAAGAGCCACGTTGCTCACAGCATTTTGATAGGGAATGAACTGTGCAACTGAAGCCGTTGGTGCTGGAAGATAGAATCCAGACTGCGTAGCCCCGTCCCAGCTCAAAGTAATACCAGAAGTGGGCCCCGAACTAATTTGTGCATAAATCTTGATTGCAATTCGATCAGTTGGGTTTAATGGAATATTGCTGTTATTTGTAGTCGATGTCTGTTGCTGAATTAGAGTGTTAACTGAAGATGTGGGGGTCACATCAGACGTTAATAACAAGGTCTCTGTGCCAGAGGATGTGCGCTTCCAAATTTCAGCGTATGTAACATACGTCGAGCTACCGCTGTCTTTTTGTGTTTGGTATTGTACACCAATTGTGCCCATTGGCAAATATGACTGATTTGGGTACCCTGCATTGGTCAAAAATTCAGCAAGCATAACTGCTGTACCGCCAACTGATTGAGTTGCAGTGGCCACCGTGCCAGCAACATAGCTGCCAATATAATCAGATTGGTAATAAGGGCTTACACTAGATACTACATTAGCAAACAAATAGTCGCTTTGCAAACTAGTAATGCCAGTCAAGTAACTACCGTCGCCTACGACGTAAGTGGCTGAAACATTACCCGACACTGTGATGTTGCCGGCGCTGAGTGAGTTGGTTATTACTGCGTTTGTGGCACCAATGTTGCCCACATTGGCATTACCAGTAACATTTAATGAGTTGAGGGTGCCAACTGTGGTCAAATTAGATGTGACAACATTATTTGCTAGGAACGTACCAGTTAGTGTTTCAGCATTTGCAGAGCTAGCAATAACGCCAGTCAACTGACTTCCATTGCCGATAAAATAACCAGCTGTAATATTGCCGTTAGTGCCCAAGTTACCTACATTGGCATTGCCGCTTGCATCAATTGTGGTAATGCCAGTTACTGCGCCAGAGAATACACCATTTGTAGCACTGATATTACCAACATTGGCATTACCTGTAACACCTAGTGACACTAGAGTACCAACGCTGGTTATGTTTGTTTGGCTGGCAGTTGTTAGCGTGCCGCCAACATTGGTAAATGCGCCAGTTTCACCAGATACGTTTCCGGTAGTTACGTTGCCACTAAATGCACCTGATGTTGCACCAGTTAATGCGCCATTGATGTTGGCGCCAGCAAAGGTGGCAGCTCCTGTACGTAATGGCTGGTATATGGCATTGGTAAAATCAACTGTGGTAGTGGGTTCTGTATAAACATTACCAAACACCTTCCACACACCATCACTTGCATCACGTACAATACCACCATATTGAAGCGTGCCATCATTCCACTGAGTAACTTCACCAAGGTCAAATAAATTAGCATTGTTGTTGGCGCCGATAAAAATCAACGGATCGCCCACCACAAGATCAGTTACATTTTGATAATTTAAGTTACCAGTGACAGCAAGGTTACCAGTAATGTTAACGTTACCGGTATAGTTTGATTCACCAGATACTGTCAGTCCCGACAACGTACCTACAGAAGTAACATTAGGTTGTGCGGCTGTTGTTAATGTTCCACTGATATTTGTAGCGTTTAGATTGCCTACATTGGCATTACTAGTAACACTCAAATTGCCCAGTGTACCGACACTGGTCAAACTAGACCCAAGCACATTAGCTGACAAATATGTGCCAGTTAGTGTTTGAGCATTTGCAGTTGTTAGGATGCCAGTTAATTGGCTACCGTTGCCTAAAAAGTATCCAGCGGTGACATTGCCTGTGGTACCTAAATTTCCAACGTTGGCGTTGCCAGTTACACTCAATGTGCCCAGGGCACCAACTGTGGTTAAATTTGATGTAACAACATTGTTTGGTAAAAATGTGCCTGTTAGTGATTCAGCATTGGCTGAACTGGCGATAACACCAGTTAGTTGGCTGCCGTTACCAAAGAAATAGTTTCCGGTTACGTTACCGCTTACGTTAACAAATTGTGTACTAGCCAGCGTGGTTACTACATTGCCGGAATTTTTAAAGAATAAATTGCCGTCAGAGTAGTTGAGCGCAAACTCCCCGTACTCCAGGGCCGATGCCGAGGGTACGGAGTTTGCGACCGAGCTTCGCTTGATCAGTACGCGATTGGTCATTGTTAGAAAGAGCCACCATCAATTGTGTCATTAGCATTTAGAACAATAACGCCGTTCTTGTAAATATCTCCACCGTAAATATTACCTACAACACCTAAACCACCAGCTACTGTGAGTGCACCCGAAGTAGTTGAAGTAGAGTTTGTGGTTGCTGTAATATTAGCCAACGTAGACACAGTTAGTGTAGTAACATTAGCTACCAACAAATTACCCACACTAGTCAAGCTAGAGCCAACAACATTGCTTGCCAGGAATGTACCTGTCAGTGTTTCAGCATTTCCATAAACACCAGTTAACTGACTACCGTTACCCAGGAAGTAACTGGCACTGATATTCCCAGCTGTGCCTAAATTACCAACGTTGGCGTTACCAGTTGCATTAAGTCCGACTGTGCTTATACTAACAGTAGCACTAAATGTGTTTGCAGATACGACATTGGCACCAATAATATTGCCGCCCGTTAATGTCAAATCGCCACCAGATCCACTAGTTGCCAAATTACCAGCTGTGATATTACCAGTTACATCCAACGAGTCAAGTGAACCAATACTAGTAATGTTTGGTTGTGCGTTGGTTAGTAGCGTACCGGTTAGGTTTGTGAATACCGCACTAGTACCACCAATGTTGCCCACGTTGGCATTGCCAGTTACACTTAGAGTTGCACCAGACAACAGTGCATTGCTGGTTATATTGCCAGCAACAATGTTGCCACTAGCGTTTATGTCTTTGCCGGCTATTTCGTTTGTTGCAAAAAGATCAGTTGCAAACACGATACCAGTGGCAACAATATTTCCGGCTATAATATTTCCAGAAGCAGCTTCTAAATTACCAACACTGGCATTTCCGCTTACAGTTAAATTGGCCAGTGTACCAACGCTGGTCAAACTAGAGAAGATTACACCCGATGCTAATGTATTGCCGGTTAAATTGGCTGCATTAACAGAAGAGGCTGTAACGCCAGTTAACTGGCTACCATTACCAATAAAGTAGGCAGCATTAACGTTTCCGTTTGTGTTTAAATTACCAACGTCGGCATTACCAGTAACTGCCAACGTAGTTAAGTTACCAACACTGGTAATGTTTGGCTGTGCGTTGGTTAACAATGTACCAGTTATACCAGTAGCTGATATGTTACCTGTTGCTATGTTGCCATTAACATTCAAGCTCACCAAATTACCAAGGCTGGTGATGTTGTTTTGTGCGGCTGTAGTCAGCGTACCAACAATGCTTGTACCACTCAAGTTACCTGCTGTAACGTTGCCTGCAACTTCTAGGTTGAGCAAGTTACCAACGCTGGTAATGTTGGGTTGATTAGCTGTTGTTAATGTACCACCTACTAGGGTAGCAGATACATTGCCAGCTGATATGTTGCCAGTGACACTCAGTGATCCCAGTGTACCAACTGTGGTCAAACTAGATGTAACAATGGTGCTGTTTAACGTTGTACCTGTCAAGTTGGCAGCAGGTGCCTCAATTGGGCTTGCTGAACCGGCTGCTGTGAGCTGTCCTTGCTGGTTAACAGTAAATGTAGGAATTGTACTAGCATTACCATATGAACCAGGTGTTACTGCTGTGTTAGCCAAGTAGAACTGAGTACCATTCAAGCCCAGGCCTGTGCCTGCGGTGTATTGTCCAGCACCACCAAACTGTGCCCAAACAACAGGATCGGTACCAATAACCACAGTGTCTGTGGTCTGTACCCATGATGTGTCAGCATATATGTTACCAGATTCAACAAAGATATAGTCGCCACCGTCTAGCTCGCCACCAATGTCTTCACCTGTACTACGTGTCAGCACAAACAAGTTAGCTGATGTTGAATACACACCGTTGGTAACAGCATTGCCTTGATTTTTAACCAAGAGTCGCATGCCGCTAGTAACAGCAATACCATCAAGTGCAGTTAGTGAGTTACCAGTAAATGTCAGCGTTGCGCCTACACCGTTACCTACACCATTGGGTTGGTTGTAAACCACATTGCCAGCTGGGATACCAAGGTACGTAGCAAGGTCACTGCCTGTGGCCAAGTTGGCTGGTTGGTGAATGTGCAAGCCAGCCGCAACACTATCAACATAGTATTTTGTGGCAGCATCTTGTGCTTGCGAAGGTTCTGCCAGGTTGTTAATAACACTGTTGTTGACATTGATATTGCCAGTTTGTTGCAGTGACAAATTGCCAGTTGATATAATAGCAACATTGTTGCCAATCAATGTATTTGATAGTAAATTGCCACCGTTGATGTTGGCAGTGACTGTTAAGTTAGCTAGTGTGCCAACTTGAGTGATATTTGGTTGGCTGGCAGTTGTTAATGTACCGCTAATATCGGTAGCTGACAAGTTGCCGGCACTAATGTTACCAGTTACACTCAAATTAGCCAGTGTACCAACTTGAGTAATATTGGGTTGACTTGCAGTTTCTAGTGTACCAACCAAGTAGGTAGCTGATAAGTTACCAACTGATGCATTACCGGTAACGCTTAGGTTACCTAGTGTGCCAACCACAGTAATGTTGGGCTGTGAATTGGTTGTTAGTGTGCCACTAATATTGGTAAACGTACCAGTTGTACCTGACACATTGCCTGCGCTTACATTACCAGTTACTGTCAAGTCAACCAAGGTGCCAACAGTAGTCAAGCTAGAGAAGATTACGCCTGCGGCTAGTGTGTTGCCAGTTAAATTGGCTGCATTAACAGAACTAGCTGTAACGCCAGTTAGCTGACTACCGTTACCAATAAAGTAACCAGAAGCAGTGCTAATGTTGCCTGTACTGATTAAATTACCACCTTGAATGTTGCCAGTTCCAGTGATTGATCCTCCCGCACCACTAGTGGACAAGTTACCAAATGTACCATTACCGGTAGCAGTTACTGATCCACCTGTGCTTAAATTACCTGCACTAGCATTGCCAGTTACACTTAGTGTGGTCAATGTGCCAACACTTGTGATATTTGGTTGAGCATTGGTTGTTAATGTACCACCAACAGTAGTAAACGTAGCACTACCGTTTCCTGTGATGTTACCAACGAATGCATTGCCAGCAATATCTAAAGTTTGAGCAGACAAAAACGCATTGCTGGTTATATTGGCCGCAGTAATATTTCCGCTGGCATTGAGATTGGCAACGTTGGCATCGCCAGTTATGCTGATGTTACCAACAAATGCATTGGTTGCAATTACATTGGCACCTGAGATGTTGCCTGTTGCAACAACACCGGTGGCACCAATGTTACCAACATTGGCATTGCCAACAACAGTTAGTGTACTAAGGTTACCAACTGCTGTGATATTTGTTTGACTTGCTGTGGTCAATGTGCCAGCAATATTAGTAGCTGACAAGTTGCCCACATTGGCATTGCCGCCAACTGTTAATACGTTAGACGCTGTGTTGAATGTAAAGGCTGCACTTGCACCAAATCCACCAGCACCGTCATTGAATTGAATTTCTGTGTTTGCACCAGCTGGCTGTTGGAAGTCCCACTGTGTGCCGTTGGCATGATACAATCCATCAGTATAGATGCCAGTTGTGCCAATATTGCCAATGTTGGCATTGCCGGTTACATCAAGGTAACCGGCAATGTTAGCACCAGTACTGGTAATAGTACCTGTAGTTGTACCACCTGCTACCAGAATAATGTTACCATTACTTGTGGGGATACTTACGTTGCTGGTACCATTGCTGATGCTGTTGGTACTAAAGCTAATGGGATTGTCAGTGGCGCTGGTGATTCGACCCTTTGCGTCAACTGTGAATGTGGGGATTGATGTGGCGTTACCATAAGTGTTGGCCAATACACCACTATTGCTCAGCGTTAAATTCAGTACGCCACTGGAGCCTACTCGGTTACCAGTAGCATCGCCAGTTGCTTGTGTCTTGGTTAAATCAATAACAGCAGGCGTGCCGGTATCAATTTTGGTATACAACAAGCCATCGTTGGTGTTGATTGCAAGCTCGCCCAGCGCAAGATTGCCTGTTGTGGGTATTGCATTTGCTACCGCACTTCGTTTTAGTAACAGTGTATTTGACATTTTTAATCCTTAAAAAATTCCTGCATCAATAATCTGTTTGTTATTGATAATCTTAGTCCAAGCTGTCCAGGTACCGTTCCATAAAGTTCGGTTCCATTGTATCTTTTCGTCGCCAGTTTCAACAGTTCCTGGAAAAAACACCTGTGTTGTGGTGTCCATAGACGTCAAAACTTGCAATAATCCCACATATACTGTGCTATCCAAGGGTGTACCCACTGTACCGCTCCAATTACTTCTATTTACCTTGTATGCACCCATTTGCGTCAGTGTGTCCCAATTATTTGAGTCCGGGCCGCGATCTGTAAAGGTGCTTGTAAGTCCAGCACCATTTCCTACAAAATTTGTAGCGTTAACAGTACCTGTAACCGTGATGCTGGGCAAATTTGTTATGCCCACAAGTCCAATATATCTATAACCAACAACGTATAATACTTTTCCCGAGGTCAACGGTGCCGGGATAGTCTCACCAATAAAGTTGAGCACACCTGATTGATAGTTGTAGTAATATTGTCCAGTGCCAGCTGATCCATCGGCAAAAATCTGTGTTCCGGTTGCTGGTGGGTAGGCAGCACCTGGATTATCCACCCAGATCTGAACATTATAAGTTGACCCAAATTCTGTGGGGATCCAGTAGATTAGATTTGTTTTCCAGGTGGGGTAAACACCGCCAATTGGCACAGTTGTAGTGTCTGGTACACACTGCACTGCATTTGGGCCAGTGTATTCTTGAACAATTCCCACGGTTGCAACAGCAATACTTGGAATCTGATCTGCCTGAGTCCACACAGTATCGCCACGTAGCAATAGAGGACTGGGGATAGATTCGTTACTGGGACTCTTGTTGGTGGCGGTGTCAGTCTTGGTAACACCAAACGCTTGTTTGTATAGTAAGTCAACAATTTGTGCTTGTGATACAGCCATTTTTTAATTACTCGCAGTTTGTAATGAAAGTGCAGTAACTGATTGACCGCTTGTTAGGGCTACCCTAACATAAATTTCGTTTGTTGCAGTACTAGAACTGCTCACTGTACCAAATGTTGCAGTGACAGATTTATTGGTTTGTACTGAGTTCAATGGTGCTATGCCGCCTAATGCACAACCGTCACTTCCGTTACCCGGTGTATTTACTCCAGGGATGCCGGCGCCGGCATAGGCCACTGCCATGTTGATCCAGCCGTTCGCACTACTTGTTGTGTCAATTGTGCTGCCGGGCAAGGCTACCCATAAGCCGGCAATATTACCTGACCACTTGACGTCAAATTTAGATACCGACGTTCGTATAATTTTAAATGTAAAATACTGTGAACTAGCACGTCCTGAACTCAAGTCAGGACCTACTGGTAAGTAGCCAGTTGAGTAATTGGTTTGATCATGTTTTAATACGTTTGCAACTACTGTAGAATCGTAAGTCTGTAATGTACTTGATTGGCTGTTAAAGGCAGATTCGCTTCCGGTGTATACTGGGGTGTTACCTGACCCTGGGTTATCAATCCTAAATGCTAAGCCTGATCCTGATCCAATTGTTGATCCCACGTAAACATTAGCTTCTTCAATCCTGGTAGCTGAGCTCGTGGTTCCTGTTTTGTACAACACGTTTGCGCCAGGAGTAAATGTGTTTGTTCCTGTGTTGTAACTGTTTGTTATGCTTATTTGTGGGCCAGTTGAACTTGCACCAAAGCCAGAAATAATAGTTGATGTTGTGGAAACAGATGCATTGCCACTAGATACATATAAATTTTGCGCAAGTGGAGTAGTAATGTTGGCGGCTGCATAGGTCACGCTAGCGGGTGCGCCAAATGCTCCTGCGGCTGTTCCTGTAGCAAATGTATCGCTTGTTGGATACATGTTGCCACTCAACTTGTTTACGTTAAATGCAATACCAAATGCATTTGTGTTGTCATAGTGAGGTACTGTACTTGAATATGTGTACGATGGTGATACCGGTGCAGTTATGCTGGCAGAACTAAATGCAGGTGTTCCGGGGGCACTAGAATCATAGAACCAAGTGTATGTGTTGGTGTTGCTGGCCGCACTGTCAGAGATATAAACTTCGTTCCAGCCTTGCGGCACTGTACCACTAGCAGTGGCAGAAAATACTGACCAAAATCCTGCCGCAATGTTGGCATTGGCATTGTTGTAATCGTAGTTGTTGGTGATTATCAAGTTGCTGTATGTGCCATTTCCATCTAGTGCAGTTGTCAATGTTCGGTTACCTGCATCTGTACCATTTAATTTAACTGCAATTGTTCCGGTGTCCCCAGGGCCAGCTGTGGTAATAGTGTTTACCGAGTAAGAACTTGCTCTACGCACAGTTGAAACTGTTGTGCCTCCTGCTACTGATTTTCCACCCGTTGCTGTGTTGTCAGTCTGCACATAATTTGTCATGCGATATGTTGACAAACTTGCAACAGTGATTGACTGGCTTGCAGGGAAATTGGGCGGACTAGGTGGTACTAGTTTTCCTAGTACTGTGTTTAATTGTGTGATACCATCAGTTACACTTGTTGAGGTAGTTAAAGCAACTGCGTTACTAACAAGATTTCCCAGGACGTTGGTGCCCAAGGGAATAACGTTACCAACAACGCCTGCGGCAGCGGCTGATGCCCAGGACAAATTGCCTGACCCATTTGTGGTTAATAGATATCCCGACGTTCCACCCGAAATATGTAAATTGCTGATATTTCCCAAACTAATATTAGCAGTATTAGAAAAATCAACAATTCCGGTTGTGTTGCTTATGGTTAACCCAGTTAAGGAGCCAACACTGGTGATATTGGGTTGTGCGTTAGTATAAACAGTTCCAGCAATCAATGCATTGGCCACTTGTCCCGATACGTTACTGCCTTGTATACCACTTAACCCCGATCCATTGCCAACAAAGTAATTGGCTATTGCTAGATTACCTAGGTTAGCATTGCCGCTGGTGGTGTTGCCTGATACAGTTATTGTATTACCAGTAAACAATGTTGTGTTAACTGAGTCTATGTTAACTGTGGTGTTGCTGGTTGTATTACCTACAATGATGGTATCGCTAGTGATACTGGTATTGCTTGTAGGTGCAGAAACTACAACAACATTACTAGTAATAGCTGTGTTGGTGTTGCTAGTTGAGTTTGAAACTGCAATGGTATTGCTGGTAATAGCAGTATTGCTGGTTGGCACCGCAATTGTAACAACATTACTGGTGATGCTGGTGTTACTTGTTGGATTAGAAACTACAACAACATCACTAGTAATTGCTGTGTTGGTGTTGCTAGTTGAGTTTGAAACAGTGACAGTATTGCTAGTAATTGCTGTATTGCTAGTTGGTACTGAAATTGTAACAACATTACTAGTGATGCTGGTGTTACTTGTTGGATTAGAAACTACAACAACATCACTAGCAATAGCTGTGTTGGTATTACTAGTTGCATTTGAAACAGTGACAGTATTGCTGGTAATGGCAGTATTGCTAGTTGGAGCCGCAATTGTAACAACATCACTAGCAATAGCTGTGTTGGTATTACTTGCTGTGTTTGAAACAGTAACAGTATTGCTGGTAATAGCAGTATTGCTAGTTGGAGCCGCAATCGTAACAACGTTGCTAGTAATTGCTGTGTTGGTACTACTAGTTGCATTTGAAACAGTGACAGTATTGCTGGTAATAGCTGTGTTGGTGTTACTTGCTGTGTTTGAAACCGTAACAACGTTGCTAGTAATTGCTGTGTTGCTTGTTGGATTTGAAACAGTAACAGTGTTGCTGGTAATTGCTGTGTTAGTGCTACTTGTTACATTTGAAACCGCAATAGTATTACTAGTAATTGCTGTATTGCTAGTTGGAGCCGCAATTGTAACCACATTACTAGTAATAGCTGTGTTGGTACTACTTGCTGTGTTTGAAACAGTAACAAGGTTGGCGTCTAGGATTGCCGTGGAGGTGGCGGTATTAGCAGTAACCGAAGTATTGGAAATGATCACATTGCCGATATTGGCTGCTGTGGTTGCTACCTTGGTCCAGGAATACCTTGCACTACTCCATTGGTATGTGATACCACCTGTTGTGTATAGTTGCCCATTGACCGGATTTACTGGAAAAGCCATTTTTCTAAACCTTAACTTAATTAATAAACACTGGTGGCAAGAGATCAAAGAAATAATCACTAGAGCCATCTGTTAGCCAAACATACAATGTGTTGACACCATCGTCACCAATATAGTACCATAAATCTCCATAATTTGGGGTAATTGATTGGGCCTGTGGTGGTGCGTTTCCTACATAGAATTGACTGGACCAAGTTGCTCCATTGGAGCCAGTAGAGGTTAGTACTTGCCCAAGTGTGCCAAAACTGTTAGCAACATTTATACCACCGCCAACTATAACATTACCAGTGCTGATCAAGTTGCCGCCAGTGATATTTCCAGTTACAGAGATTGCCCCACCTGCCCCAGTTATGGTTAAATTACCAACACTGGCATTTCCGCTTACAGTTAAATTGGCCAATGTGCCAACACTGGTCAATGATGAATTCACCACCGAACTTGCAAGAGTTGTTCCTGTTAAGTTTGCGGCATTGGCAGCAATTGCCACATTGGCAGCCGCTGTGAGTTGCCCTTGTTGATTGACTGTGAATGTTGGGACACTATCACTACTGCCATACGACTGTGCGGTAACTGCTGTGTTAGTGATACTAAATGTAGTACCACTAAGTGTCAGCCCAGTTCCTGCATCATAAACTTGTGATGTAGTGAATATACTAAAAACAATGTTACTAGTACCAAACGTGATGTTGCCTGGAGGGGCACTGACAACAAATCCAGTACCTTCATTTACAATGCCGCCTTGAGTAAAGAAGAAATCATTAACACTCAGTTGCTCTGTGCTGTCTGGGCCATATTCATCAGCATCAGTTGCACGAACAATAGCAGTAGTATTAGCATAAGTGTACACACCGTTCCAGGTGGCATTAGCCTCATCCTTGACAAGAATACGTGTTCCAACTGTTTGTACGTTTGCGCTGTCAATTAACAAGAATGCACCAGTTGTGCTGATGTAAGAACCAACGCCATTGCCAGCTCCGTTGGGTTGAACATACGCTGTTGTACCGCTGGTTGCAATTGCTAGATTTGATGTGGTTGCAACATACACTGGTGGGTGATAAGCAAGTCCACTTGATATCATAGTATCAACGTATGCTTTAGATGCCGCATCTGTTGGAGCACTTGGATAGCCAATACTGTTTATCCAACTGCTGTTCATGTTTACATTGGCGCCAAATGATCCTGTACCCGTAAATACTGCATTGTTTGCGCCAATATTACCTACGTTGGCATTACCAGATACATCTAGGCTAGTTAATGTACCAACTGACGTAATGTTGGGTTGTGCATTTGTATAAACTGTGCCTGCTATTAATGCATTGGCCACTTGACCACTTACATTAGCACCTGCAACTGAATATGCTGTACCTGAATAAGTTGCATAATTGGCATTGGCCACTTCACCCGATACATTGGCACCCGAAACTGAATAGGCTATGTTTGCTATATTTGCCAACGACACTGAGCCGGTTACTACCGCGCCTGGTATAGCTGACACACTATTCAAGTTACCTGAATAAGTGGGCAAGTAATTGGCCACGTTTGCGTTGCCGTATGCTTCAGGCAACCCAGTTAAGAAGGCACCATTGCCTAAAATGTATGTTCCACTGACATTGCCTACGCTGAACAAGTTACCACCGGTGATATTACCAGTACCAACAATTTCTCCACCTGATCCAGTTGTTAAAATATTACCACCACTAATATTGCTGGTAACAGTTAAACTTGATAAAGTTCCAACTGACGTAATATTAGGCTGTGCATTTGTATAAACAGTACCAGCAATCAGTGCATTGGCTACTTGGCCACTTACATTGGCACCCGATACACTATATGCAATGCCTGATATGTTTGCATAGGCAGCATTGGCTACTTCACCCGATACATTGGCGCCTGCAACTGAGTAGGAAATACCCGATATGTTTGCATAAGCGGCATTGGCTACTTCACCCGATACGTTTGCACCTGATACATTGAATGCTTCACCAGCAAAATTTGCGTAATTGGCATTGAGATTCCCTAACTCAGGTCCCCATGAACCATCACCATGGAGTATATTTGCTATGTTACCGTCTAGGTTAATTGTAGCAATGTTACCAATACCAGAAACATTAGCAACATTAACTGAATATGCAATACCTGATATATTTGCATAAGCGGCATTGGCCACTTCACCACTTACATTGGCACCTGACACACTATATGCAATACCTGATATGTTTGCATAGGCAGCATTGGCTACTTCACCTGATACGTTTGCACCTGCAACTGAGTAGGCTATGTTTGCCAAGGCCACTGAGCCAGTAACAGCTGAGCCCGGTATTGCAGATACACTGTTCAAGTTACCCGAATAAGTGGGCAAGTAATTGGCTACATTGGCATTGCCATATAACCCAGTTAAGAAGGCGCCGTTGCCTAATATATATGTTCCACTAACATTGCCTATACTGATTAGGTTACCACCAGTAATATTACCAGTACCAACAATTTCTCCACCTGATCCAGTTGTTAAAATATTACCACCACTAATATTGCTGGTAACAGTTAGGTTTGATAAAGTTCCAACTGACGTAATATTAGGCTGTGCGTTTGTATAAACTGTACCAGCAATTAATGCATTGGCCACCTGGCCACTTACATTAGCACCTGCAACTGAGTAGGCTATGTTTGCCAGGGCCACTGTTCCGGTAACAGCCGACCCTGGTATTGCAGATACACTGTTCAAGTTACCTGAGTAAGTGGGCAAATAATTGGCCACATCAGCATTGCCGTAAGACGCAGGCAATCCAGTTATAAATGCACCGTTACCTAAGATATAGTTGCCGGAAATATTACCAACTGCGCTTAATTCGCCAGATACTGTGATATTTCCAGTTACTGCGGTATCTGCAACAATTCTAACATTGCCGGTACCATCAGGATCTAATACAATATCACCATTGGTATTGAGACTAACAATAGTGTTACCAGTAATTTCTAAATTACCAATACTGGTTCCGCCTGGCAAGTTAGTTACGCCTAGCAGACCAACGTATCTATAACCAATAACAAAAATACTCTTACCAGCAGTGAGCGTGCTTGGAATGGTTTCACCAATGAAGTTTAATAAGCCAGCCTGTGTGTCAAAGAAGAATTCACCTGCGCCGCCAATACCTGGAGAGAAGATTTGTGTTCCAGTTGCCGCAGGATTGGCTGCCCCGGCTGTGTCAACATAGATTTTGACCGGCCAAGTTGACCCAAATTCTTGTGGTATCCAATCAGTTAAATTAGTTAGCCAAGTGGGATAGATACCGCCAATGGTAGGAACTGTAGTATCTGGAGTACATTCAATGCGACCAGTTGATAGATACCCTTGTGTAACTCCTGCAACAACTTGGGCAGTTGCTGGAATTTGATCCGACTGCATCCATATGATGTCGCCACGTAATAATGGTGGGCTTGCAATGCTTTCGTTTGACGGGCTCTTTTGGGTAGCCGTAGCAGTCTTTGCAACTCCGTTGAGTTTCTTGAATAAAAGATCAATATACTGCGCTGTTGAGATTGCCATTAGTTACTCGCCGTCTGTAATGTAAGAGCAGTCACAGACTGTCCGGATGCAAGAGCAATTCTTACATAAATTTCGTTTGTTGCGGTACTTGAACTACTGATAGTTCCAAAAGTACATGTCTTGCTAGAATTGGTCACCGCTGAATTTAATGTTACCGTTCCTCCTAGCGCACAACCATCACTGCCGTTGCCTGGTGTGTTGACGCCTGGATATCCAGCGCCACCATATGCCACACTCATGTCTATCCAGCCATTGGCACTTGAGCTTGAATCAATAACCGATCCCGGTAATGCTACCCACATACCAGCAATAGTACCTGTGTATCTAATATCAAATTTACTAACTGCGGTACGTACAAACTTAAATGTAAAGTATTGGGTTCCAGTTCTTCCTGAACTTAAATTTGGTCCTGCTGGCAAATATCCAGTTGCATAATTTGTTTGGTCGTGCTTGAGAACACCTGCAGATCCCGAACCAACCACCGTGGCATCGTATGTTTCAAGGGTGCTTGATTGACTATTAAATGCTGCCGCATTACTGGTATATGTTGGAGTGTTTCCTGATCCTGGATTTACAATTCGAAATGCATTGCCTGATCCTGTACCAATTGTGGAACCAATCACAACGTTAGCTTCATCGATAGCTGTGGCAGTTCCTGACTTCCATAACACAGTATTACCCAGTGCTGTGGTCAATGTCAGTGTGCCAGTAGAATAGCTATTGTTCACACTCATTGACGGGCCAGTTGAGCTGCCACCAAATCCTGTGGTAACACTAGCAGTGGTATTAGCACTAGCACTTGCAAATGAGTTTAGTACATTACTACCAATATTTGATGCGCTGTAGGTGATGCTAGACGGTGCCGCAAATGCTCCACCCGAAGATCCAGACGCTAGTGTGTTGGATGTAGGATAAGTGTTACCACTAACATTGGCTACATTAAATCCAATGGTAAAATTGTTGTTGTTGGTGTAATGCGGTATGGTACTGCTGTACAGCAAGTTAGCTGATCCTGGGGGAGCCATTGTGACTGAACTAAAGCTTGGAGCAGACGGGCTTGAATTATCATAGTACCAAACTGTGGTGTTGGTATTACTTGTAGCCGAGTCAGCAATATACAGCTCATTCCATCCAGCCGGTGCAGTTGTTCCGCTTACGGCTGCAGAGAACACATACCAGAAGCCTGCCGCAATGTTGGCATTGGCTGCATGGTAATCGTAATTATTGGTAATCACAAGATTACCGCCATATATGCCGTTGGCTGTAGGGCTTGCGCCTGTGTTAAGAGTCACGTTGCCCACATTAGCACCGTTACGAACTGCGGTGACAATTCCTGAATCACCTGGGCCAACTGTGGATATTGTATTAGTTGCATACGTTGCTACACGCAACACATTGGCTACAGAAGTTCCAGCAGCCACTGCACGATTGGCGCCCGGGGTATTGTCAACTTGTGTAATGTTAGCCATTCGGTAAGTTGCTATACCTGACAATGTGATTGTGGTATTGTTGGGGAAATTAGGTGGCGATGGCGGGACTAATTTCCCCAACACTTGATTGAGTAATGCTATTCCGTTTGTCACTGTTGTGGTTGTGGTTAATGTTACTGCATTGCTAATCAATGCACCTGCAGTATTAGGGCCCATGTCAGCATTGCTGCCAAGAATTCCAGTTAGTTGAGTGCCGTTACCCGAAATATAATTACCACTAATGTTACCTATACTAATCAGATTGCCACCACTAATATTACCAGTAACAGTCAGGTCCGATAGGGTGCCGACTGACGTAATATTAGGCTGTGCGTTAGTGTAGACTGTGCCAGCAATCAATGCATTGGCCACTTGGCCACTTACGTTTGCCCCTGACACATTAAATGCTTCACCGGCAAAATTTGCATAGTTGGCAGTGAGGTTTCCGCCCTCAGGTGCAAATGAACCATCACCACGAAGTACATTTGCTACATTACCATCTAGATTAATTGTGGCAATATTACCAATGCCAGAAACATTAGCAACATTGACTGAGTATGCAGTTCCGGCTATATTTGCATAGGCAGCATTGGCCACTTGACCACTTACGTTTGCACCTGATACACTATATGCAACACCCGATATGTTTGCATAGGCAGCATTGGCCACTTGGCCACTTACATTGGCACCTGCGACTGAGTATGCTATGTTTGCCAAAGCCACTGTTCCGGTAACAGCTGACCCTGGTATTGCAGATACACTGTTCAAGTTACCCGAATACGTGGGCAAATAATTGGCCACGTTTGCATTGCCATAGGCTTCTAGTAACCCAGTTAAGAACGCACCATTGCCCAAAATGTATGTTCCACTAATATTAGCAGAACTTGTTATGTTACCAGTAACAGTTAGGTTTGATAAATTACCAACGCTGGTAATATTGGGTTGTGCGTTTGTATAAACTGTGCCAGCAATCAATGCATTGGCCACTTGGCCACTTACGTTTGCCCCTGACACATTAAATGCTTCACCGGCAAAATTTGCATAGTTGGCGTTGAGATTTTGCCCTTCAGGTGC